ATAAGACAGAGAAAAATATTTGGAGTGGAGCAACTGCAAATAGTGGAGAGTTTGATGGATTTACTGCAAAATTAACTGCTGATGCAGATGTGAATGATGTAGTAGGAACTACTGTAACTGCTGCAAATGTAATCGCTGAAATGGGTAAAGTAGTGGATGCTATTCCAACCGCAGTTTATGGACAAGAAGATTTAACATTATATGTTTCTTCAAATGTAGCACGTGCTTATATTAGAGCATTAGGAGGTTTCGCTGCAACTATCGGAGCAAATGGTTCTGATAACAAAGGAACTCAATGGTACAATGGTGGAGAATTATCTTTCGATGGTATCAACATTTTCGTAGCAAAAGGATTAGCAGATAACACAATGGTAGCTGCACAAAAATCTAACTTATATTTCGGAACTGGTATCTTAAACGACCAAAACGAAGTAAAAGTAATTGATATGTCAGATATCGATGGTTCACAAAATGTTAGAGTAATAATGAGATTTACCGCAGGTGTACAACACGTATTCGGTGGAGATATCGTTCTTTATTCGTAATAAATTAATTAATAATCATTAAAGAGGGTGGGTAAAATAACCTACCCTTTTTTATTTAAAACACTATATAAATATGGCTTGTTCATTAACAACTGGTAGAAAAGTACCTTGTAAATCGGCAGTAGGTGGTATAAAAACTATTTACTTTGCTGATTACGGAACTTTAGGAGATGCTACTATATCTGCAGGAGAAATTACTGCATTTGCAGGAACTCCAAGCTGGTTTCAATTTGATGTAAAAGGTAGTTCTTCTTTAGAAACTGCTATAAATTCATCAAGAGAAAATGGTACAACTTTCTACGAAAGTACATTAACTATGTCTTTAACTTTTCAAGACAAAGCAACACAAGAAGAATTAAAATTAATTGCACACGCAAGACCTCACGCAGTTGTAGAAGATTATAATGGGAATTATTTCTTATTAGGATTAGAACACGGAGCAGAGGTAACTGGTGGCTCAATTACGAGTGGAGCAGCAATGGGAGATTTAAGTGGCTATTCTTTAACGATAGTAGCACAAGAGACTGCACCTCCTTATTTTGTAGTACCTGCTGTAATTACTGCAGATGCATCAGCTACTCAAATAGACCCTACTGCATAATTATTTCTATTTAGATTTTTTAAAGAGGTATCTTAACGGATACCTTTTTTTTATTTACACATACAAAAAATACTTTTTATTACTATATACTAATATGAAAGTATTAACTACAAGTACAAACTTACAAACTATCAAAGTAATACCAAGAGTTTTTACAAATTCTATTGTATTAAAATTAAGGGATGATAGTACAAATGATAAGGTTTCTTTCATACTACCTGAAACAATAATTAATAAAGATTATTTAGAGATAAGTAATATTTTTAGTTTAAAAGAGGGTAGGTTTTATGATTTAACAGTTTATAAGGTAAATGGTAGTTATGGAGAATTTAAAGAAAGAGTTATAGCAGATAGTGGAACTTTTGTGAATAACACTTGTTTATATAATTTTTTAGATGCACAGAATTTAATAAATACATCATCATTAGATATTATTTATTTAGATAAAATATTTTGTACAGACCAAATAATAAACCAAGATGCCAATAATTACTATTCAGTTAATAAAAATGAGTATGTAAGTAAGAGTGGTAATAATGATTATATAGTTTTATAATATGAATGATTTAAGAGTTTTAAACTTATCAACTTATACAAGTCCTAAAATAAAAGAAACGAAAACAGATAACTTTGTTTCTTATGGAGATGATAATAACTACTTTCAGTTTTTAATTGATAGATATAATGGTAGTGCTACAAACAATGCTATTATAAACGGAATGTCAGAAATGATATTTGGTAAAGGTTTAGATGCTACAGATAGCAATAAAAAACCTGAAGCATACGCACAAATGATTACTTTATTTCACGATGACTGTGTAAGAAGATTAGCAAGTGATTTAAAATTAATGGGAAACTGTGCAATACAAGTGATTTATTCTAAAGATAGAAAAAGAATAGCAAGAGTAGAGCATATACCTGTAGAAACATTAAGAGCAGAAAAGTGTAATGAAAAAGGAGAAGTAGAAGCATATTATATGCACCCAGATTGGGCAAACTATAAAAAGAATGATACTTTAAAAAGAATTGAGGCATTTGGTTATGGTAATGAGCCAATACAAATATATTATGTAAAACCTTATAAGGCAGGATATAAATATTATTCTCCAGTAGATTATCAAGGTGGAATACAATATGCAGAGTTAGAAGAAGAAATATCTAACTATCATATCAATAATATTATGAATGGATTAGCACCAAGTATGTTAATCAATTTTAATAATGGTACACCTGACCCTGAACAAAGACAGTTAATAGAAAATAGAATATATCAAAAGTTTAGTGGTAGTTCTAATAGTGGTAAGTTTATTTTATCATTTAACGATGATGCAAATACTGCTGCAAGTATAGAACCAATACAATTAAGTGATGCACATAACCAATACCAATTTCTTTCAGATGAAAGTATGCGTAAAATAATGGTAGCACATAGGGTTGTATCTCCTATGTTATTAGGTGTAAAAGATAGTAGTGGTTTAGGTAATAATGCAGATGAGTTAAAGACTGCATCTTTATTAATGGATAACACAGTTATTAGACCATTTCAGACACTTTTAATAAATGCCTTTGATGATATATTAGCTTACAATGATATTAGCTTAAACCTTTATTTTAAGACATTACAACCTTTAGAATTTAAAGAGTTAGATAATGTAGTAGATGAAGAAACAAGAGAAGAAGAAACTGGAGTTAAGTTATCTAAAGAAAACGAAGATTTTAATGATGAAGAAATGCTTAATGCATTAGATGGAGAAGAAATATCTGATGAGTGGGAACTTGTAGAAAAAAGAGAATATTCAGAAGATAACGAAAGTGTAGAAGATTGGGTAGATAAATTAATAAAAGAAAAGAAAAGTACATTAAATAAATTAGCAGACTTTATAAAATCAAAACCAAACGATAAAAGTAAGTTAGATAAGAGTTACTATAAAATACGTTATGAATATTCAGAAAAGTATTCAAGTGGTAATTCAAGAAAGTTTTGTAAGAATATGATGAGTAGAACTGCTAAAGGTGTTGTATATAGAAAAGAAGATATAGACCAAGCAAGTTTTAGTGGTGTAAATAAATCTTTTGGACATAAAGGTAATAACTATTCTTTATTTAAGTACAAAGGTGGTGTAAACTGTGGGCATTTTTGGAGTGAGAATTTATATAGGTTAAAGTCTAAAACAGAAAAGTATATTTCAAAAGGAAAAGAAGTAGATAACATACCAAAGAGTTATACACCAAAAGGAGAAGAGTATAAGACTGCTGAAATAGCACCAAAGGATATGCCTAACAATGGGAGACACCCTAATAACAAAGGATAAGATATGAGTAAAGCAGTCTACATACATAGAAAAGCAGATGATAATACTGTATTTTATATTGGTATGGGGTTTTTAAATAGAGCATATGATTTCACAAGTAGAAGTGCTGAATGGAAAAAGGCAGCAGAAAAAGGTGTTAATGTTACTATTTATAAACAAGGCTTAACAAGGAAGGAAGCAATAGTTATAGAGAATAGATTAATTAATTACTATGGGTTAAATAATTTAGCTAATAAAAGTGTAGGTGGAGAGGGAGGACATATTTCTAAATATAATATAGCTATAGACCAATATGATAGTAATGGTAATTTATTAAATTCTTTTATAAGTATAAAACAAGCAGAAAGAAAAACTAAAGTACCACATTCTAATATTAGTAAATGTTTAAGTAAAGAAAGAAATTATGCAGGTGGTTTCTTTTGGGTTAAAAAAGGGGAAAGACCTAATATTAAAAAAATGAAAAATGTAAATAGTCTTGTTTTAGATTTAAACACAGGTGTTTTTTATAATTCATCAAGAGAAGTTTCAGAGTTATATGGGATAAAATACGTTACACTTTGGAGATATTTAACAGGAAAAAGAAAAAATAAAACAAACTTTGAATACGTTTAAGATATGACAGCATTATTTATTTCAAGAGATGATTTGGTTAAGAATAGTATTCTTGATGGTAACGTTTCAACTGATAAGTTTATACAATTTATTAAGGTAGCACAGCAGATAAATATACAAAATTATTTAGGTACTGATTTATACAATAAGATTAGTGCAGATATATTAGCTGGTACATTAACAGGTAACTATTTAGCTTTAGTAGAAGACTATATACAGCCTATGTTAATACATTATGCTATGATGGAGTACTTACCTTTTGCAGCATATCAGATAAAGAATGGTGGAATTAGTAAACACAATTCAGAAAATGCAGATGGTGTATCTAAAGAAGAAGTAGACTATTTAGTACAGAAGCAAAGAAACTTTGCAGAGTATTACACAAGAAGATTTATAGATTACATTTCTTTTCACGAAGAAGATTTTCCTGAATACAATAGCAACAACAATGAGGATATAAGTCCAGATACAAATGATTTATTTAACGGATGGGTTTTAACTTTATCTTTATTATTAACTTTATGTATGTAATGAAAGTAACGTATAAACCAAAACAATCTAACATAATTAAGTTAGAAAAATATTTAACTGACAAAAAAGATAAAAATGATAAATTGGGGAAAAATATATAATACAACCTATTGGGGTATTGGAGTAATAAACAACATCTTTTGGGGTATTGTTTACTATAATAATAAAGTAAGAAAAGACTTTGTAGATAGAGTTGTAGCTGATGGAGGTGTTATAGAAAACTCAATGTGTATAAACGTAATAAAATAAAGATATGGCAGTAAAACCAAAATTAGCCTTAATTCCAAGTGGATACAAAGCAAGTAAAGTATATTCTGTATTACCAAGTGATGGTGTAGGAGATTTTGACTTTAGTAGAAGTGGACAAGCTACAAGGGTAAACGAAGATGGCTTAATAGAAACAGTAGATAGTAATATACCAAGACTAAACTATCCTATGATTGATGGTGTTGTAAGTGGATGTCCGAGTTTATTATTAGAGCCACAGAGGACTAATTTAGTTGCTTATAGTGAAGATTTTAGTCAATGGACTGCATCTGATTTAACTGTAACAGACAACAATGCAATAAGTCCTGATGGTTCTTTAAATGCATCAAAATTAACTCTTACAAGTGGTACATCTGTAAAAAGAATAGCTTTAGGTTCTTATCCAACATCAAGTGCATCAAGGTGTTATTCTATTTTCTTTAAAACAAATGATATTAATTCAATTCAATTACTGCATAGTGGAGATTTACAAGGTTATGCAAACTTTGATTTAGTTAATAACACTGTTGGCAGTGCGGGGAGTAAAACAACTTCTAAAATAGAAAATTATGGAAATGGTTGGTTTAGATGTACTGCTATTTTTGATAATACAAATGCATTTGGTTCTACGTTATATTTGTACATTAAAGATAATGCTTTAGAAACTTACGGAGGTAGTACAAGCGAAGTAGGAGATTTATTTATTTTTGGAGCAATGTATGAAGAAGGTTCATACCCTACATCTTACATACCAACTAACGGAAGTACAGTTACTCGTTCAGCAGAAACTTGTAACGGTTCAGGAGATGCTAATACTTTTAATGATAGTGAGGGTGTTTTGATGGCAGAGATTAGTGCTTTGGCTAATGATGGGACAAATAGAAGAATTAGTATTTCAGATGGAAGTACAAGCGACAGAATTGTTTTAGGTTATACTGCATCATCAAATCAATTAATTGTTCTTGTTTCTTCTAATTCTGTTTCAGGAGTGGCAAGTTTAGTAAATATTGATAATTCATCACAATTTAACAAAATTGCTTTAAAGTATAAATTAAATGATTTTGCTCTTTGGATTAATGGAATAAAAGTTTTAACAGATAACTCATTAAATTCCCCAATAGGATTAAATGATTTAAGTTTTGAGGGAGCAGACAATTTAAATCCTTTCTATGGAAACACAAAACAAATACAATACTTTGATACTGCATTAACAGATACAGATTTAGAAACATTAACATCTTGGACATCATTTAACGAAATGGCACAAGGACAATTATATACAATACAATAAGATATGGCAAATACTTTAAAATTTGGTAACGGAGATTGGGCAACAAAAGAAGGCTCAACTTTAGCATATAATAATGAGAATGGAAACTTTAAACCATTACCATTTGACTTTACAAGAGCAGGTAGTGCAACAAAAGTTAATAAACAAGGTTTAATAGAGGTTGTAAGTAATAATGAACCAAGAATAGACTTTACAGATAATAGTAAAGGTGCTTTGTTGTTAGAGCCACAGAGGACCAATTCTATAACACATTCAAACGATTTTAGTCAATCTATTTATGGTAAATTTAACTTAACAATAACTGCAAATGAAGGTATATCTCCAGATGGAACACAAAACGCTAATTTATTAGTTCCAAACGCAGCGGTTGGTAATAGGTATTTAACTAATAATACTGGCTCAAATTTGAAAACAAATACAGTTTTCTTAAAAAAGAAAGAATTGCGTTATGTTAAAGTTGGTAATGCACAAAGTAATGTTTTAGTAGATTTAGAAAACGGAACAATATCAGCAAGTAGTGTAAGTACAAATAATTTTACTATTGAAAACTACGGTAATGGTTGGTATAGGGTTTCTTGTTTTAATACATTAGATGTTAATTTACAAATACAAATATTTTTTGGTATTGATGGAAGTGGTTCAAATATAGCAACAAATGGAACTGATGGTGTTTATATTTACGGATTTGAAATACAAAACGGCAGTTACGCTACATCGTATATTCCTACATCTGGAAGTGCAGTAACGAGGTTGGCAGATGTTTGTAATAATGGAGGTAATGAGCAAGTAATAAATTCAACAGAGGGGGTTCTATATTTTGAAGGTAGTGCTTTAGCTGACGGTTCTGTTGATAAAAGAATTTATATAGATGATGGTACAATGAATAATTATGTAGCAATAGGTTATTCAAGATTTGCTGGAAATATTATATCTGAAATCATTTCTGGAGGAGTTTTACAAACTGTAAATTGGGGAGCAACTGGAGTTAATCAAACTAACAACAATAAATTTGCTTTGTCTTGGGGTAGTGGTACAATGAAATTTTATGTAAACGGAACTCAAACAAATACGGAATCTGTTACATCTCCTACTGGTTTAAATGTATTAGAGTTTAATACATCAATAAATACATTATTTATGGAAGCAAACGTTAAAGACGTAAGAGTTTACAACACCACATTAACAGACGCAGAATTACAAGCATTAACACAAGTGTAACAATTACACCTATAATAACAACAAGAGTAAATCTTTACATAACAAACACAATAAGATAAGATAATTAAAAAAAGTTAACATAATAACCAAAAGTAAATACATAAAATTATGATAAAAATAGCTAAATATGCTTTTTCAAACAAAGAACAAGTAGAAACTAAAATACAAGGTTTAGGAGTAGCTGAAGATGAAGATGGAAACGAATATCCAACGCACAAACATACAATAGTACATTTAGGTAATATCGTTTTACAACAAGGAGAATACGATGAAGAAGGTAACGAAGTAGTTGCACCAGTATTGTCTGATAAATGGCACGTTGATGTTTTATGGAAAGATTTAGAAGCTGATGAAGATGGTGTTATTGACCATCCTTATGGTTGGAAGTCTTATGCAGTTGATATTGATGGCGATGGAGTACATTCATTTT